GACCTTCAAATGTATAGAACTTAAAATTAATTGATAAAGAGTACCGATTTTTACACGATGCCTATATCTCCACAGGATTTTGAGCTTTATTCACGTATGACAGGGAGGTCACTACCTCGTGATCCTGCAGAAAGAATGAGAATAGCTCCAGAAGTTTATGATTTTACGAGAAATTTTGGCCGTGAACCTAATGTTTTGCAAAAAGCAGGTAATTTATTAGGAAATATTGGTAGAGATGTAGTACGTAGTGTTCAAGGTGGTGCAAGATTAGGCTATCAGGAGCTTCAAGATGAAAGAAATCGTGAATTTGAGCTAGAAAAAGAAAGAATCAAAGCTGGTGCAAGGGAATCAAAGGCTGAAGACATGTTACGGAACTTTGCGGAGAAGGAGAGAATCAAGAAAGAGAACAGAATGGAGATGAACGAGCAGGTTGTTAAGGGAAAAATGAGAATTAAGAGGGAAGAACAAGAAGCAAAGATGGAACGTGATGAAAAACTTGCAGATTTAAAACAAAGAGCGAATGAAAATAGGGGGATGAGGGGAACTGTTGTTGATGTTACTCCAATGACAGACCGAGATATGTCTGATCCACTTGCTGATCCTTTCGAAAGTCCAAGTCAACGTCTAGATAATGAGATAGTAAACAATCAGACTGCTATTGAAGTAATAAATAAGGCTACAGAAAAAGGTGCTTCGTTAGCCGATAGTACAACAATTGCTGAAAATTTACGTCAAGATCAAACTTCAACACCCGTAAATCAAGATAATATTGAAACTGTTACAGGATCAGGTTTTGCAAGAGATTATTCAGAAAAAAAAGGTTTTATTCCAAAAGTTGAAACAGATTTAGATGATCACCCAGACGTAGAGCCTGGCGAAAATGATAGTGGTGTTCCTAACTTTGCACCAACCCAAGATGCAGTTAACAAAATGGCTATGGACAAAGCTGTTGGTATGGGTGACCAGTTTATGGGTAATTACGGAGATAAAAGTCCAAACGAAGCTGAAGGTCAAGTTACTGCATACAAAGATTCTTTGTTAGGTGCAATTCGTGATGGTATTCCAAAATCAGAGCAAGATGCTGCAAGACAAAGGATCAAAGAAAAAACTTTAAGAAAAAGAGGTGAAAAAGGGACAACAGGGGGACTATTTGGAACAGACATAGGTATGGATGATCCTAAAGTCCAAGAAAATTATAGGCAATTGAAACGAAATGCTGGACTTTTAGATGACAAAGTAATTCAAGGTTTAGCACTTACAAAAGCTGCAGAAGAATATCAACAGAAAAGACAAACCGAAGGAGTAGAGGGGGCTTTAGGTTCTATCGATATTGTTGGAGCACCTAGTGTAAATGACAAGGCAGATGATTTCATATCTAATTATGCAAGAACTGACTTTCAAGTTGGTGGTATGCAGGATAGAAAAACTGGTTTAGGAAAATCTGTAGGTATTTCTTATACTCCAATGAATGGTGATACAAAAGTTGGATTTAACATAATGCAAGATCCTACAAAACCAACAGAGGTTTCGACTTATGATTTCCAAGCATCTCCAGAAGCTATGGAATCTATGGAAACTGGTGATCTTAGAGATTTAACTTTTGGAAAATTATTTAATAAAGCTAGAAAAGGAGAAGGTGGTTTTGGAAAACAAGTAATAGGTGGTATGTAGAACCTTTGCTAAATTAGAAGTATTAAAGAACAAATTATGATTTTTTTAGAACCTATCATTGCTGCAGCATTAGGAGCAGGACTTACAGCGTTAGCAGTCTTTTTCAAAACTAATGGTCTTGCTTTAGCTGTTTTAAAAAAAGGCGAATTAATTAAAAAAGCTTACGATATTATCGACCCCATCCTTGATAAAAACATAGGTAAATGGAGTGGATCTCAAGTTGATAAAGCTTTCGAGTTGGTAGTTGAAACCGTGGGTGACGGTCAACTGTCTCGTGCTGAAATTTTGACAATAGCAAAGTATATGGCAAACAAATGGTTGCCCGCCTCGGCCGCCGAAAAAGTTCGCGCCCTCGAAAAATCAGGGGCTTCGGAAGAGGATGAGGCGAAAGTGGTACATATTACCAGCCAAGTCAATAAGGGGTAGAAATGGTTCGAATAACGGATTTAAACAAAAGGACAGACAACAGAGAGGAAACTGTTAATGCTAATCCAAATCCCGATGGTAGATTGACAGGTCCTAACCCTAGACCTAGTAATCCTTTCTCACCAAACATGTGGCAACAGTCCTTCAAAAATAATCCCCCAAATGAGGGTTTCTATATGAAAGATATGTTTCTAGATTCTGAAGCAGATTTTGTAGAAGGTAGATTTAATCAGTTATCTCAAATGGGTTATAGTAATTTCTTTCCTGAAGGTGATAAACAGTTTGCACAGAAGTTTGCAGTTGATTATGCAAGAAGTAATATTATTCAAAATAAAGTCTCACCAACGGCACTACAGGAAATTACACAGGAGCCTGCAGCAAGTGCCAATGCTATAGTAGATCCTAATACAGCAGGTAAATTCCCTAGCAACGAGGTGAAAGTTTAATGGCAACAGGACAAGCTATGCGTTATGGCGGTCAAGTTTTAGGACCGGCGGTAGATAAGCTTTTAAAAGCTGCTGGTGTGATTGGAACTAAAACAACCCAAGCTGGAATGGGGGCTATAAGAAAAGGGGTTTTTGGTAAAGCTAGAAATCAAGTTCCCTCTCTTCTTCGCGACACTTTAAAGGGAGGAGCACCTGGCCCTATCCCTGAAGCTGTTGGTGCCTTAGCACAATTAGCAACAGGTTATAAATTAATCGAAGCTCCTTTACAAGGTGGTATGAATATGATTGGACAGGCTATGGGTACAAATAAACAACAGTCAAAATATACTCAATCAATGAGTAATTTAGATGATTTTTTACTTAAGTCAGAGCTTCAGCAACAAAAGTTTCAAAATGATTTAGAACTTATGTATGCAAGACAGGAAGCGTCAAATCCCGGTGTGCAATATAGAAACGTAGCAGAAGCAGAAAAGATTTTAAGCGAAGCAGGAGAGATTACAAACGCAGAGGTTTTACAGGTAGCACGTAGTATCTACGGAACTGGTCTACGTGTGTAGATAATATAATTAAAAAAAAATACTTAAGAGTTATGGGAAGAGGTGGCACACGCACTGATCGTTACGGAAGAGATCCTGATGATCCAGCATCATTTGATTATGGGGTATCAGGTAGTCAAGCCGGTCCTAATATGGCAGGTCAGTTTAGAAGAAATTTTGTATCAGGGCTAAAAGAGGGTGGATCTTATGCAGATAAATTTAATACAAATAGTAGTAGCGGTGGCAGTGATAAAGATAAGAAAACTACTGTAACGCAAAAAGTTGATAATTTTACTGCAGAAGTAGCGCCAGGTCTTAGTATTTATAAAGAAGGTAGTTTCACTCCTATGGTTATTGCCGGACAACAAGGTCAAAGAGGTCTGTTTAGTTTAGGTGGTGCAATAGGTGGAGGTATTAAAGGATTTATAGGAGGAGGACCTGCAGGTGCTCTTGGTGGAGCTCTTGCCGGTGGGTTTGGCTAAGAATACTTAATTTAAAATATTAACAACAAGTATTGAGAAATAGAGCATGGCGATCCAATTATTACCACTTTTAGCCACAGGTGGCGCATTAGTAGGAGGAATACAAGGATTTAGACGTAGTGGAGGAAATTTAGGATCTGCCGCATTAGGAGCTGGTACAGGAGCATTAACTGCATCTGGTGCAGGAGCTCTAGGTCGTTTTGCAGGAGCAAAATTATTAGGAGCTGCATTACCCGGAGGTTTAACAGGAGCCGGAGGTCAAGCATTACTGAAAGCTGCAGCCGCCGGTAATCCAACTGCAGCCGCTGCTTTAAAAATACCTGCCTTAGCAGGATTAGGAGTAGGAGGTACAACAGTAGCTACAGGAAAACTTGGTGTTGGCCCTGCTGATATGACAGGAAGAGGTGCTGCAGGATTAGTGGGATATAAAGCTGTTGGTAATGAAGGATTAGGAGGATTACCTGTTCCTCCAATGGGACCTTACGGAAATGTAGATCCTACTGGTGATGCCTTTGATGTGTTAAATCCCGCTGGTTTAGAAGCAGGTAGAAGATTAAGAACAATAAAAGATGCCGAGGCTTTAAGAGATGCACAGAATATTATTCTTCCTACAGTTAGAAAATTTGCAGAACAAGCTAAAAAAGATGAATTTGCTAGAAGCATTGCTGCAAGAGGAATAGCCCAGAATATAGCTACAAATGCAGCTCTTACTCAGAATGCTCAGGCAGCTGCTCTTAATATGGGTCAGACAGCAGCTCGCCAAGCAGGTGAAGCTCTTGGCGCACGTTTTAATTACTAAAAATGTCAGAAGAAAAAAACAACAACAACGATGATTTTTTTAAGAAAAAAGCATTAGAGTTGATTATCGAAAAAAATAATAGAGATAAAAGTCCATTTACTTCAGGATTTAATTTTCCTGAAGTTTCTACACAAGAAGATATTATAAAAAAATATGGTGGGATAGAGAATGTACCATCAGAGCTGTTAAATAAAAATTTATATAAATTAAAAGAAGGCGTTGTTCCTGAAGGTTTTGAAGTAATTCAGTCAGGTAATCTAAAAGGGAGAGTGGTTCCTAAAGATAGACCTAAAGGCCCTCTCCGTGTTTTTGCTGGAGCTATAGATAAATTTTTTCAAAATGCTATCGATTTAGATAGGTTGGGAACTCCTATAAGTGGACTGGAAAAGGCATTTATGAAAAGTCAAAATATTGATCCTGGAGATTTTTCAGATAAACTAACAAAAAACGAAAAAAAGGGTCCTCTAATAAGGATTGCTGGTCAAACGCCTTTCAAAGAAATTGATTTAAGTGATAAATCACAGTTTGAATTGACTGAGCTAGGAAAAGAAAAGGCAGATACTAAATTAACCACAGACTTTGCTAAACAACTTGAAACTAAAACTAAACCGACTGGTGATCTACAAAGTCAAGTTAAAGATATATTAGAAGCTAAAGAAGAATTTGATAAAGCCGGTTTAAAAACTCAGCTAAAACAAAATTTGTTATCACAGGGTGTAAATATAGCTACAATGCCTATTTACACAAGATTACTTGAAGATGCTGCTAGAAGAAGATTAGAGCTTGATAAAGCAATGTTAGCGGCACGAGAAATGATGCCTTCTAATATTCAGAAGATAATGAAATCAAAACAAGAACAACAAACTTTAGCTGCAGATGCTGAATACAAAAGAGCATTAGGCATAGCTGCCCAACAAGATGCCGCTACAAGATTTGCCGGTCTTGGCATGCAGCGACAGTTTGGTTAACTAACGCTAAAATTTAATTACAAAGGATTAATTTAATATGGGTCGTCGTTCTCCACCACCTCCACAGATAATATATCCACCAGCTCCACCACCTCCCGCACCTACTACTCAGGTGCCTACTCAAGCGTTGGCTAGTCAGACCGCACTTAATGAAGTTAGTGGTAAACAGCAACGTCTAAACATGGAGTTAGGTGCTCAGTTAGATAGAGCTAACAGAGAGTTCTTTACAACTCAAAACATCAGACAGGCTCAGTCCTTTGGTGCAGAGGACAGACTCACAGCTAAAACTACTGGTGAAGAAACTCGTGCAACAGCAAGAGTTACAGGCCAAGAGCGTCGTGCTGAAGTTGCAGAAACTGGACTTCAATATAGAAGAGGTTTACAAACTGCAGGTGAAGAAGATAGAGCACTGACTCGTGAGACAGGTAAGGAACAAAGAACAACTGACTTGCAAAAAGAGATGTTCCGTCGCTATAAAGAGAATAGAGATTTCGAACAGGCTCAAAGCCAGTACAGAGTATGAAGCAATGGATTCACAGTTTAACTTCTAAAGACCGTGAATCCTTTCTTCAGTTTTGTAAAAAGACTAGTTCTCCCATTCAGATATATTTATTTTCCCGTTTTCTTGGTTTTCAAGGGACGATAGTTGAATGCAATGAATGGTCTGAAAAAGAATTTAAAAAACGAAATTTTAACGAAGTTTTAGAATACGAAATAGATAATATGCAACAAGATATTCAGAAGTTGCGTGATGCAATAGAGATGGGTCTTGTTAAACAAGATATGGGTGCTGCACGTATTGCAATGTTACAAAAAGAATTACGTGGTGCAATAAAACAAATAGAGGATAAGAAAGTATTGATGGATAAACAAGGATTAATACTTGCAGGCGCTGACAGGGCTTTGAGAGAGATGTTAAGTATTTTTAGGGATGATCCTATAGAAGGACCTTTGCAGGAAGCTTCAATGGGAGTATGGACAAAAATACTACAGGAAGAATCTTAAAGATTAATACGCTATGCTACGTTCATGGCAGGTACAAGTATTTACAGTGTTTACAGACGCACAGCTCGTGCAGCTGCTAAACAACAAGTAGTAAAAAAAACTTCGAATATTGATATAAAAAGGGCGCAAAAAGATTTTGCCTATTTTTGTGATGTTGTAGGGGGAAAACCTCCAGCAAAGCATCATATGGAATGGCATAAATATTTATGTACCGGAGATGATAGTGTTTGTCTGCGTGGTATTGCAGGACCTAACATTGATATTCTTGCCCCAAGAGGATCTGCAAAATCTACAGTTTTAGGTTTATATACAGCTTGGGCTATTGGAGTTCATGCTTTACATAAATTACCTTTAAAAATTTTATATATTTCATATACAGTTGATGTTGCTCGTCCAAAGAGTGCAGCGATAAAAAGAATAATAGAAGAAAGTAAAAATTATAAAGAAATTTTTCCCACAGTAAAAATAGCGAAAGGAATAAATTCTAATGAATATTGGAGTATTGATTGGAAGTTTGCAGGTATTAAATCTACAGGTGAAGAGGAATTTAGTGTATGTTGTGCAGGTTTAAAAGGTGCTGTTACTTCTAAAAGATCTCATCTATGTATTATTGATGATGCTATAAAAAGTTCTGATGATATTAAAAACAAAGATATTAGACAAGCTATGGAAGATAACTGGAACGCAGTTATTGTTCCAACTATGTTTGAAGGTGCAAGAGCAATTTGTTTAGGTACAAGATTTCGTCATGATGATATACACGCAAGAGCTTTTCTACCATCAAACGGATGGACGCAAATAATACAATCAGCTATAACTGTTGATGATCAGGGAGAAGAGATATCTTATTGGCCTGATATGTGGTCATTGAAATACTTAGAAGAAAGACGAAGAGTTGCTCCAGTAGCTTTTAGTTTCCAATATCAAAATCAAATAGTACAAACTAGTGAATTATCATTATCACCAGACTTAATTGTTAAAGGAACTATTGCTACAGACTTCGATGCTCTTGGTGTGGGGGTTGATTTATCTGCAGGAATAAGAGAACAAAATGATTATACAGTTTTTGTTATGGGTGGTCGAGTAAAAGATAAAATCCATGTTATTGATTGCAAAAGAGTTAGGGTAATGGGTAATTTAGAAAAATTAGATTTATTAATGGAAATGATGGAAGAATGGGGAATAGTTTATAAAAATGACAATACTTATTTTCCTACAGGAGCTTCTACACATATTTGGTCTGAGGCAGTAGCTTATCAAGCATCTTTAGAAGCAGATTTTAAAAGAATATGTTTAGGTGAACATGGATTACATAATTTAATTTGGCATCCAGTAAAAGGTTTCAGAGGAGATAAAGTTGCAAGGTTTAGAGGAATTATGGGTTTATTTGAGCAAAGAAAGATTATTTTTAATAAATTTAGAAAGTTCGGACCGCTTACTGATGAGATAGTAAATTTTGGGGTTAGCTCACATGACGATTGCGTAGATGCTCTAGTTTGGTTATGTAATGGGTTAATGACTCGCGGAAAACTTGAGTTAGAGTATTGACGACTTAAACTATTACTAACAACATCAAATGTCACCTACTTATTACAATCTAGAATTAGAGCAAGATCAATATGGGTCTGCTGTAATTCTTCTACCTGATGAGTTATGTCATGACATGGCATTACAACCAAATGAAAGATTTGAGGTAGAATGTGAGGGAGATGAAATCAAACTTAAAAGATTACACGCTGGTTATGACATTGATCAATAGTATCAACTTCGAATCTAATGAGTGAAAGTAATAGCAAAGCTGTCTTAGACGATATGCTTAAATCGGTCATAAATAGAGATGGTCGAGGAACAGCAGATACAATGCTTATCAGCTCTCATTTATCCCAGATGAAGATGTTTGGGATACGACAGGGAGTTGAGTTTTATCCACAACAAGATAATTTTGGTACACAAAGATTTGATTTAATTCAACAAGTAATAAAGTTTAATCAATTAGATGCAAGATTAGATGCTATTTGGGATAGATTCTTAGCATATGGAAAAGGTCTATTTTATATAAGACCTACTGAAAGATCTTATAGAATTTATTGGTTTAATAAGGATTCTTACAGGACATATTATTCACCTGAAGGAGATTTAGAAGAGGTAATAATTATCTATCCTTACAAAGTAAGATCTTCAAAAGGTTTTGCAGGGGTTGGTTTAAATACAGATAAAAGATACATGAGATTAAAAATTACAGTTAATGAAATAGAAGAAATACATAGTGAACAAGAAATTACTTTTGATAGTGAAAATATAAATTTTGCAGGATTTGATAAAAAAATAGTTGAGAATACTATGGAATTTATTCCATGTGTAGAAGTATTTAATAATCCTGATGCTTTTGGAACTGATGGAAGTGGTGAGTTTGATTTCTTAGCTAATCAGATAATGGCTCATGATGAAATGGTTAAAAATATAAGAGCAAACTTATCTTTCTTTGGTAATCCAACTTTACTTTCTTCCAGACCAAAATCTGATATTGTTGAAAGCGATGGTGATACTGTTCAAAGACCAAGTATTTCTAGCCAATCTGGTTTTCAATCTGATGTTAATTTATTTAGTTCTACATATAAACAAGATCCAATAACACGACAACAACCCGGATATGTAGGTAAACCAGGAAGTGGAATGAGAGTTCCAAGAGTTATTGCTAATTTAGAACCTTCAGACAGAGTAGGTTTTATTACACCTAATGCAGTAAGTTCTGATCAAGCTAGATTTTCAGAACAATTAAGAAGTGAAATTAGATTAGCTTTAGGTGGTATTGATGATTTATCTATCACCAATGTAACGGCAACAGAAATAAAATCTGCTTATGGACGTGTAAGTGCAACAGCTAAAAAGAAATGTTTACAGATTTATCAATATGGTATTTGTAGAGTTTTTGAATTAATTATTTTTCAAGAAGAACAGATTTTTAGAAAATCACTTGCATTTGCAGCAGGTATAAAATATCCAAAATTACCAGAAAATCCTGATGATAAAGCTTTAGAAAAATATGATAAACAAAAGGCAAAATATGAACAAAAAATACAGGAAGCAATTAATGTTGCAATCGAAACTAAAGAGATACCAGAAGGTGTATTAGGGCTTGCTCCTGACGGGGATAGAACGGTTTTATGGAGATGGATGGGACCTGTTTATGAAGATACAACTCAAGACAAACTTAATTCATCAATATTTACTCGTAACCTTCAAGAATTAGGCGTTGATAGCATAGAAGCACTGAAGTATTTATTCCCATCGAAAACGGACGACGAAGTTGCAGCAATGCTCTCTGGATTCCCGTTCCGAATGGTGGGTGAAGTACAGAGAGCATATTCGCAATTTATTGATCTAATAAATCAAGAAATGCGAACACCACATCCTCAGCAGCCTAACTTACCGATGGCAGCTGACCCAAGATTGGATTTAACTCCATTCTTATATCGAACATTAGAAAGTTTACAAAAAGAGGTAACTTATGCAGGCCGATACCGCAGCGCCGATCCAATCGGAACCCCAAGTATCCCAGACCCAGCAGACAGGCTACGTGGCTCAGACAGCGGCGCAGGCACCGGTCGTTTCAGGGAATACCCAATGGGTGGCTCCATCCCAGCCAATGGCGGCACCAGCACCACAAGTGCAAGCGCAGATGGGGATCAACAACAACCCATACAACCCTACTCAGTACAGCCCCCAGCCACAACAGGCAGCCCCACAAGCGGAGAACCCATACAAGGACGCGTTCAACAGGGTGGTAGGACTCCTGAGTTCACCAGTCCAATTCCCGTTCCAGGGTCAACAGTCGACTCAGAACCAAGCAATAGGCCAAACCAATTACGCTTCCCAAACTCCAACCCAGTACAGCAACGCGGTAGCGCCGACTTATACGCCTTCGACCAACAACAACCAGGCATCCTCCAACAATTATTCCCAAACATCTCAGGAAATAACAGACCAGCAGCTCCTAGCAAACGGGGTAAGCGAAGCAAGTCTTGAGGTTATTAATCATTTTGGTGCTGATGCTCCTGCAGTTTTAAATAACTATGCTTGTCAAGTTGAAGACGCATTAATCACAACAAATAACCAGTTAGCTGAAGCAGTTAATTTATTACAGGAAATGTCTGCAGAGCATAAAGCTTATGAGCAGATTCTTACAGATCCTGATGTGTTGGCAGATTACA